TAACGAACCCCATCCTGACAAAACGATTCCATCTCAAACGTCTGAGCCAAAGGATTGGGCTCAATGTTGATCACGAGAATGTAATTCGGAGGGATGGCTCCCAGCCAATTATTTGGATCTGAGTACGGAAAGGTTAAAGTGGAACCAGTAGTTCCTGTAAGAGCTCTCCAGTCTGCGACTGCAAGGGCCCCACCATCGGAGGCAGCCGTGAGGGGTATCCAATCGCTATACGAATTATAGGCAATAAAAGAGGAAGGAGGCGTCACAAAAGTGTGGGACTTCTTCAACTCTGCTCCAGAGATCGTGCGGGCACTAGGGTTGTTTTCCGCAAGGGACCACAACTGAGGCCGACATGAATTATCGAGAACGACCGGACGACCGGTGATGGATCCATAAAGCGACCCAACGATAGTCGTTACGGACTGAGGAACCAAAACCGCTGTGATCGAACCAGCGACGTTCAAAGCCTGAGTAGTGTTCTTCATCCTAAAAGAAGAACGCAAAGGCCGAACATCCAGCGGAACTGTGTTATTGGCATTGAGCTGCTGCTGCTGCCAGACACCCAAAGGACCGCCGGTGACGGCCGTAGAAAGGTCAGGTGAATCCCAATACTGAACCCTGACCGCTGAAGGCGAATAGCCAATCAGGAACTGAGTATAGTAATTGGGCTGCGTGGTGAAAGAAAACCGAGCGACTGAATTCACGCAAGTGAAGTTCCCGAACGTAGTTGAAAGCTGTGGCGGCAGCTTGGAAGACATTGCATCCCAATATGCGGCGGCATTCAACGGGTCAAAAGGGGGAACAGCAAGGTTGGACACCTTCTTGCTCAAAGAAACCATTGACCGCATCGACGAATTAGAAGACCTGCGACGCCGAGGAGGAGGCGCCGCAGAAACAAAAGAAACACGGGAACCGGCACGAGAAGCACGAGAACGACGAGTAACATTGCTAGCAGACATGGAGGGGGTGACGGAAACGACCGTGCCCACCCGGGAACCGACGCGCGAACGCGTCATGTAAAAGCTGAATTCGCTGTATGTTGTGAACAAACAGCCCCGCCGCACCGTCCCAATACAGCTAAAACAAGTCGTTGAAGAACGACTCCCGATACTCAGCCTGCACGCCGGAATATCCGATCTCTTCGGAAATCTTCGTATAAACTGACAACCACTCCGGTGTGTTCCTCAAAACATGTTTCCCCCCAGCAACGGCCTCACGGCCAGCAACGGTGGGAGTCCAATCACCATCGTCTGAAAGTTGGGCGTGCTTAAGCAACAGCCCCGCAATCAACTTGGTCGTGTTCTGGAACACTCCGATATACTTAGCGCCAAGGCCGGGGCGATAAATAAAATGGGAGTTGAAATCAAACCTCCCATCAACGCCATCATCGGCAGTGGTGAACTCCTTGTGAATTCTGACGCCACGAAGCAAAAGCTCCGCCTTCTCCTCTGGGGTGATCCTGCCTTGGTAAATAACATCGTCACCGACGCCAACAATGTTCCTCCTAAGGACGCAGAAAAGCTCACCGATGCGCATGAAAGTGTTGGAGGCACCGGTGGAAGGATGGGCTGACGGCATAACGCCAAAGACGTTGATCTGGTGGAAAAGGCCATCTACAGCGATAAGATGCGCTGAACTGAACAAGGAAACCTTGACAAGCATATCTAGGTACCACTCAGAAAGCGTCTCGCTGCGGTCGGCCCCCCTACACCAGCAGTCGTGTCTCCTGAGCGCATCTGCGAACCACAAAGCACGAGGAACTGACATGTCCCATCCCTTTGCGTCATCGCCACC